CAAAAAATAAAATCATATAAAGATAGTATATATGTTTTTGATAATAAAATAGATTCTATCAATAAAGTATTAATAGATACACGTAAATATTATGGGAAAAAAATTCAAGATATTACTAATTTTACTCCTCCTCAACTTACCACTTTTTTCACAGATCGATACAAGTAAAGTTGTATTGCCTTACCATATAGCCAAATTAATAGCTATAGATTTAGCTAAGGGTGATTCTATAAAAGCAGAATTAAAAGAAACTCAAAAAATTTTATTGGTATCTCAAAATAAAATAAAAGCACAAGACACAGTAATAGTATCTTTAGAAAAGAATGTTTTATTAAAACAATCTGAAATTAATGTTTTAGGTGAAAAAGAAAAAACCTATAAAAAAAATATAGAAGACCTTCAAAAAGAAAATATAGATATTAAAAGTAAAAATAATAATTTAAGAACAACATCACAAATTTTAGGAGGAGGATTCATAGGAACATTAGCTATACTGCTTACTATTTTTTATCTAAAATAACCCAACCATGAGCCAGGATATTAAACAAATACTTAGACAAGAATACATAACATGTGCCCAAGACCCAGCATATTTTATGAAAAAATATTGTTATATCCAACACCCACAACGTGGTAGGATCCAATTCCATTTATATCCATTTCAAGAAAAGGTACTCCATTTATGGAAAGATAATCCATACTCTATAATTTTAAAGTCACGACAATTAGGTATATCTACTCTTGGTGGGGGATACGCATTGTGGTTAATGATATTTCATACAGATAAAAATATATTATGTTTAGCAACAACTCAAGACACTGCTAAAAACATGGTAACTAAAGTAAAATTCATGTATGATAATTTACCATCATGGCTTAAAGTTGCAGAAGTAGAAAAAAATAAACTTACATTACGATTAGTCAATGGTTCCCAAATCAAAGCAAAGTCATCAAATAGTGATGCTGCACGTTCAGAAGCAGTATCTCTTCTATTAATTGATGAGGCTGCTTTCATTGAAAATATTGGTGAGACATGGGCATCAGCACAACAAACATTAGCAACTGGGGGGGGTGCTATTGTATTATCTACTCCTTATGGAACAGGAAATTGGTTTCATCAAACATGGGTTAGAGCAGAAAATCAAGAAAATGATTTCCTTCCTATTAGGTTACCATGGATGGTTCACCCTGAACGTGATCAAACATGGAGAAATAAACAAGATGAATTGTTAGGTGATCCTAGATTAGCAGCTCAAGAATGTGATTGTGATTTTAATACATCTGGAGATGTTGTTTTTTATCCTGAATTTTTAGAATTCTATGAAAAAACATATGTTAAAGATCCACTAGAACGAAGAGGAACAGATAGAAACTTATGGATATGGGAACCAGCAGATTATTCTAGAACATATATGGTGTTAGCCGATGTTGCTAGAGGAGATGGAAAAGATTTCTCTGCATTCCATATAATAGATATAGAAAATAATACTCAAGTAGGTGAATATAAAGGTCAAATTGGAACAAAAGAATTTGGCCATTTACTTTTTGGTATAGGAACAGAATATAATAATGCATTAATGGTAGTTGAAAATGCAAGTGTAGGATGGTCTACCCTTCAAACATTAATAGATAGAGGTTACCCTAATTTGTATTACTCCCCAAAAAGTGGTGAATTGAATGCAGAATCATATTTTGATCAATATGTTGATACTAGTAAGATGGTAGCAGGGTTTACTATGTCTACTCGTACTCGTCCAATATGTATTAGTAAATTTCAAGAATCTATTGCCGATAGAGGTGTAATCATCCAATCTAAACGATTAATAGAAGAAATGAAAGTATTTGTTTGGAAACACGGTAGAGCAGAAGCTCAAAGTGGATATAATGATGATTTAACTATGTCTTTCGCTATGGGTCAATACATGAGAGATACATCATTTAAATTTAAACAACATGGTATTGATTTAGCTAAAAGTATGTTAAATAGTATATCAACAGCAAAACATAATTTTGCAGGTGGATATTCTAATGAAGGTTTAACTAGCAACCCATGGAAGATAGATAATCCTTATTCTAACGGAGAAGAAGATATTCGTTGGTTATTATAAAAAGGATTAGTATATTATAGTATATAAAAAGATATGGCAAATAAAGATTTATTTTCAAGATTAAAAAGGTTATTTTCAACGGATGTTATTATCCGAAACCAAGGTGGAAACCAACTTAAGGTTATGGATGTTAACGCAATCCAACAATCTGGAGAACTCCAAACCAATTCATTAGTAGACAGATTTAATAGGATCTACACTAATTCGGCAACATCCCTTTATGGATATCAAAACAGTTTCAACTATCAAACATTAAGACCAACATTATATTCTGAATATGATGCTATGGATACTGATGCTATTATAGCATCTGCTTTAGATATTATAGCTGATGAGAGTACTTTAAAGAGTGACATGGGAGAAGTACTATCTATTCGTAGTTCAGATGAAGATGTCCAACAAATATTATATAATTTATTCTACGATGTTTTAAATATAGAATTCAATTTATGGCCTTGGATTCGTAATATGTGTAAATATGGAGATTTCTTCTTAAAATTAGAAGTAGCTGAAAAATATGGTGTATACAATGTTATACCTTATACAGCTTACCACATTGAAAGACAAGAAGGATACGATATAAAAAACCCAGCATCAGTTAGATTCAGATTTGATCCAGATGGTATCTCAGCTTCTAGTTATGGGTATTTTGATGTACCTAATTCTGCAAATCAAGGTACATCTATTATATTTGATAATTATGAGGTGGCACATTTTAGATTACTAACAGATACTAATTTTTTACCTTATGGTAGATCATATATAGAACCAGCTCGTAAATTGTTTAAACAATATACCTTGATGGAAGATGCTATGTTGATTCATAGAATTGTACGTGCACCTGAAAAACGTATTTTTTATGTAAATGTGGGTAATATAGCACCTACAGAAGTGGAAAATTTCATGCAGAAAACAATTTCTAAAATGAAACGTACCCCTTATATTGATCAAACTACTGGTGAATATAATTTAAAATATAACATGCAAAATTTATTAGAAGATTTTTACATTCCTGTTCGTGGGAATGATCAATCAACTAAAATTGATACTTTGCAAGGTTTACAATATGATGGTATTACTGATGTTGAATACTTAAGAGATAAATTATTTGCTGCATTGAAAATTCCAAAAGCATTTTTAGGGTATGAAAAAGATTTAACTGGGAAAGCGACATTAGCCGCTGAGGATATTAGATTTGCTCGTACTATAGATAGAATTCAACGTATTATGTTGTCTGAATTGAATAAAATTGCCTTGGTTCACTTATATGCTCAAGGATACACAGCAGAAAGTTTAACAAATTTTGAATTATCTCTTACAACACCTTCTATTATATATGATCAAGAAAGAATAGCATTATTGAAAGAAAAAGTTGAATTAGCTAATTCAATGGTAGAAAACAAATTAATGCCTACTGATTGGATATATGAAAATATATTCCACTTAAGTGAAGACCAATATGATGAATATAGAAACTTAATCAGAGAAGATACCAAACGTAAATTCAGATTAACCCAAATAGAATCAGAAGGAAATGATCCTGAAGAAACAGGTCAATCATATGGTACACCTCATGATTTAGCCTCATTATATGGTAGAGGAAGATACACAGATGATGATGTACCTGCTGGTTATGATGAAAAAGAAGATTTAGGTCGCCCCGTTGAAAAAGTAACAAATAGAAACTCACAAGAATCCCCATTCGGAAAAGATAGAATAGGATCTATGGGTATGAAAAAAGATAACGATTCATCTGATTCAATAAAACCACAATATAAAGGTAAATCTCCTATGGCTTTAGAGAATAAAAAAATATCAAAATCAAAACAAGATATGTTAAGTAAAATTCCAATTAACAAAAAACAACTTGTTTTTGAATCAGATAAACAAAAAGAATCATTATTAGATGAAAAACAAATACGTGAGTAATAGATTTTAATATATTTATAAATAAACCAATATAGAATATAATGAAGATTAAAAATTCAAAGTATAAAAATACCGGCATTCTATTTGAATTACTTGTAAGACAAATAACTGCTGATACTTTAGATGGTAAAGATTCACCTGTTAAAGGTATATTGAAAAAATACTTTGTTAAAACAGAACTAGGTAAAGAATATAAATTATATGAAACTTTACTTAAAAACACCAATTTGACGGAAACAAAAGCTAATATTATTATAAATACTTTATTAGAATCTTCAAAAACTATCAATAGGAAATTAGTTAAGAGCCAAAAATATAACCTTATAAATGAAATTCAACAACATTATGATTTAAATAAATTTTTTAATCATAGATTACCTCATTATAAAGCACAAGCAGCATTTTATACTTTACTTGAAACCTATGCTTTATCCCCAAACATAAACCCAGAAAGCATTATAACTAATAAAATAACATTATTAGAACATTTATCTTCTAACCAAATTAAAGAAGAAAAAGTACGTGAGGATGTAATGGAGGAGTTCAAACGATCAGATAAAAATGTTCGTACTTTAACATATCGAATTCTATTAGAAAAATTTAATAG